TATGGTTTGAATCCTAGCTTGGGTGCAATCTTTTCAAAACCCTTACGATAAGAGCTAAATGTTATTTCTTTAGCGTTCATCTGATTAGCAATGTCAGCTATCTGTTTAAGACCTTCTGACAGTATGTCATGTGAACTACTATAAGCAGCCCATACATGAAGTGAGTTATTTATAAGCTGTGTTATAATGTAACCTATAAAGTAACCGTCTTTAATTCCTAGATATAGTTGAGCCTTGCCTACCTTAATATCACAATAAGCATCTTCTGGAATCCAATCACCACCTAATGCAGATATTTCACCTAGACTTTGTTTAACTTGATTCCAAACTTGTTTTAATTCGTTAGGATTGACGTATTTAAGTTCCATTATCCTACTATAATATATCTATATGTTTTATTTGCTACTGTGTTAGCTGTATGAGTAATGACTGCATTACCTTTGTTTGTAGTACCTATGTATGTTGTTGATAAAACTGAAGCAGCATTAGCTGTTGTAGGCATAAGAAGCATAACACTATTATACCCTATGCGTTCATCATAAATAGTCGTAGTAGTAGCACTAGCTACAGCTAAAGTAACTTCACCTGTGTTGTTAGATTTACCTTCAACTAGGTTATTTACTACTTCAGCTACTTCTCTAGGCTCACCACCTTGAAAAGCAAGTTTACGGTACATATCACCACGAGCCATTATCTAGTACCTTGTGTTTCAGAATCTATATCTATAGAAAGGATATTAGACCAAACTCCTGTAGGAGTAATGTAAATTCTATGGTATCTACCAGCACTTCTAAAAGGTGCACGACCTTCAGATGAAGCGGTAACTGTAGTACCGAATGTAACTGCGTCTTGTAACTGTCTACGAGAGGCTACAGAGGCTGTAAAAGAACCATCTTGTACCTGTGCCCTAATTAGTTGAATAACACCGTTATAACCTGTTTCTATGTCACCCATGATGAGTTTAGCAGTAGAGTTAGCACCAGTAAAAGTTATGATACGACCACCGTCTACACCAGCAAATAAGTATTTACCACCAGACCATACTCGGTCATCCCAAGATGTACCGATAGAATCTACCGTACCATAACTGTCTAATGCTTCTAAAGTCACACCAGAAGTTGCAGCAGGTGCAATATAGTCTACATCTGTAGAACCTTGTGACCATTTCTTCATCTGCCAATTGTAAATAAGCAATGAACGACCACCGTTAGCATTTTGGTAGTTCCATACGACTAACTTGTTAATAGGGTCAGCAGCAGCACTAATTGTATCAATTTGGTTAATGTTAGCGTTACTAAAAAAGAATCTATCTACCTTTTCTGTGCCAATAGGCTCTACTGATTTTCCATCACACGCATAGAAACCGTTATCAGATAAGAAATATGTTACACCACCGTATTGAGCTACAGAACCACCGTCTATACATCCAATGCCACGAGAGATATTGTCAAACTGAAAGAAGTAAGGTGAACCAACATAAGACATACGAACTATGCCACGTTCTAGTAAGACTAGACCAAATTCACCACCTGTAATACCTGTAATGTTGCCGCCATCTGGTATAATTTGGAAGTCAGATTGTGAAGCAGCACCAGAAGTCCAGTTAGTTTCACCATTAAGGTCTGACCATTGTACTTTATTAGGGTTTGTACCATTATCTAGGTTGGCACATACTACAAAATCACGCACTGTAGTCACATATTTAGCTACAGGAGCTGCTGCTGCAAGGTCTGCAAACAAAGATGATGAGTTAATAGTCCATGCTTGTAGTTTAGCAACACTATTAGCTGCAATCACTACACTACCAAACTGTGTGAAATACCAACGACTACCACTGTAATTACCAGCTTTAGATACATTGTCTAAAGCAAGTGTACCTGCGTTAAACTTATATAATTTAGTAGCACTACCAGCAAATAACTGTGTAATGGTGTTAAAACGACCAGCAAATACGTTTGTAAGCGTATCAGCAGAGTCAGAAGAGTAGTTTACAGATAATGGGAATGGTGCGTAACCATTAGCAATAGGTATGACATTAAATGCGTCTTGCATTGTACCTACTACTGAAGGTTGGTCTGGCAACCATTCACCCATTGCTATTCTTTGCGTAGGCATTAGTTACCCCAATTTTGACCGTTAAGTACCTCTATAAGAGCTTCTACATTTACTGCACCATTGATATCAACTTCAAGTCTGTTTGCTTCTGAAACGATTTGTGTGCGTTTTAGAGCTACTTCTGAAGGTACTTCTACACCACGTTCTGCCTTACGGATAATTACCCAGTCAGTTTGTGATAATAGTTTACCTGCTGTATCTTTAGTTTGAGCTACATATTGTGCTTTAAGTCCTGTTAGGTCTTTAGGATTGTTTACATCACCATCCCAATAAAATCTATCGTCAGCACGAACAGGGTCTGCTACCCATGTAATACCTACAGCGTTTTTTTCTTCTTCTGTAGAAAGATTTAAATAATTTGCTGCGTATTGGTTGCCATTAGCATCTGTAAAAGCTGTGCCTTCTGGAAGTCTGTTGCCGTTTAATAAAAACATAATTTTTCCTTTGTTATCTTGCGTTACTATTTTTAAATGGGTTTTCTGCAAATGCCATGTATATGTATGTACCAGCAGAAGCATTAATACCAGCATCAGTATTTCTTAATTTAAATCCGTTAGATAATATATCCCATCCACTATAAGTGCTTTCTGCATCAGATACATTTGGATTTAAATATGGACCAACCACATTATACGTTCCTCTAGCAGTATCTAAAGTTAACCAATTTCCTGTAGTATCAGTTCTTTTTGTCATAATAAATTTTGGTCGGAAGTTTGTAAAAACAAACGGACCATCAGTAGAACCATTACCTGTGTAAGAGCCAAACTTACTAAAGCCAGCTATTTCTGCCCAGCAATAGGCTACATAAGTATCTGATCCTTTATTTGTTGTATACCAATCAGAACCTGTTGAACCACCTAATGTAATTAAAGTTGAAGTTGGGCTTGTGTTATTCCACCAACCACTTGCTGTAATTGTTGAATTAGTTAAATTTAATGATAATCCACCTGTATTTCCTATGGAAGCATGATATACAGCCCAATTTTGACCAGCTCCACTTCTATCTTTTACAATTATCATTTTTGGTGCAACACCTAATCCGTGTCCAAATGTTGCTCCGCTTGTATTATTACCTGTATAAGTTACGACACTAAAACCTGCTGTAGCATTTACAGATACAGTAGATGTAATAGTTCCTGAAGTGTTAGATGATGATGAGCCTTGTCCTGCTTGCCATTGCCATCCTACATAGGTATTATTTAATGTATCAACAGTATTGTTTGTGCCGCCAAGATATGTTGTATTTACTGTAAATCCATTGCTATTAAATGATGATATAAAATCGCCAGCATTTCCTGTTTCAGCAGTTGTAGTATTTGAAAATAATGTTTTACCAGCTCCTGTATTTGAGTTTTGCAATACATGATATTGTGTATCATTTCTAGCTTTAATCCATACAAAATCAGGTTTAAATTGTCCTGCATTTACTATAACTTGTGTTGTTCCTGTTCCTGTATATAGCGTTGCATCCATATACTTATTACCCTGTAATATAGTAGGGGTAGGTAGGTTATATGTGTTTAGTGCTACAAAGCCTGTAGGTGGTGTGTAAGTAAATGGTCGTTGACCAAAGTTCCATGCTATTGTATTAGTAAGTCCTGACCCTGAATTACATTGAGTTTGTGTAACCCAATCAGAAGAATTAGTAATAGTATTAGCAGTTCCAAAAGCAACATTGTTTTTATAAAATTGAAGTGTATTAGCAGATAAATCAACAGCAATACCAATAACATCATTTGTTGTAAAAGTAGCAAGACCTGTTTGTTGGTCTACATCAGCTAATCTAATTGCACCACTAGACAAAGCAACCCATCCACCATATTGAGTTACATCAGTTACAAGCCTAATTCCAATTCTAGCTGCTACACCTGCTGTAAATGTAGCTTCTAAATATGTTTTAGAAGAATTTGGAAATGTCATTGTGCTAACTGCTGTTTGCAGAGTAGTAGTTACAGTTGTTAAATTAGCATTTGAAAATGTAGGTGTTCCATAGCCTGCCCATATAGGGTTCATTACAGCATAATTAGCCACAGTCGCACTTGTATTGGTAGGCACATCTGTCATAGCATCATAGGTTGTGCCTGATGATGCAACATTTATATTATTTGATGTCCAATTATTTGCATTTCCACTATAGTCTGCTGATACGCTTGTAGTATAAAATGGGTATGATACTGAAGTTGTTACTGTGCCTGTATTAGTTATTGCGTATGCGTTAGTTGAATTATCAACAACAGTTGCACTTTGTAATGTTAAGAAATTTGTATTTGCATCATTACTATAAGAAGTAGCTGGAGTAGATATTGTTCTTGCAATACTAGATACTCTTAAATTAGATATATACCCATTTAAATATAAGGAACTTGCACCTGTAGATGCTCTGCCAAAATAAGATGTTGAGCTTTGTCCTCCTGCTTGAATACCATACCAAGTTCCACTTCCTACAGATGTTCCATTTACATATATAGTTGCAGTTCCACCTGAAATAGTAACTGCTACATAAGTCCAAGTATTAAGTGGAATAACAGAAGAACCTGTAATGCTTCTTGCTGTTCCGTCAAAATGATAAAATATTAAATTACCACTTCCATTAACTCCTAAATTCATATAAACATCACCCTTACCTGCAATACATGGGCTGTAATATATTTGTGATGCAGTTTGGTATGAGTTTAAATATACCATTGCTTCAATAGTTGCTGTTTGAGTTGAAGCGTTTGCAGTTGTATAGTTAAATAAAGCAGTAGAACTACTTAAATATTGACTTGAACCATTAAAACTTCCAGCATAAGATGATGTGGAATTATTCATTTTAAACGGTAAATAGAATCCATTAGTGCCATAAGTGCCTGTGTATTTAGCTGGTTGCCATACACCTGTGGTTGCGTTTGTAGAGCCGAATGATGATGGTGTTAGGGCTTGTCCGTCAATGAAGTTTACTTCAGTCATGTAGCCGTCATAATATTGTGCGTCTTGAATATTTGCACCTAAAGTATGTCTATTAGTTGCATTAATATATCCATTGCTTGATGTTGTAGTATTTGCACTAAATGATTGTGATACTCCATTTACATAGCAAGCACTTGTAGTTCCATTTCTGGTAATAACTACATGATACCAAGCTGAAGGGTCACGATATACTGCATTAGTTGTAAATGAACCAATAGTTCCTGATGAATAAATACCCCATTGAATGTTTCCACTTCCATTTACTCTAAAATATTCATAAGCTGTAGCTGAAGAATCTGCTGCAAAAAATGGATTATTAGCAAAAACACCTAATTTTACCCATCCACTCCAAGTCCATACTGTTCTACTTCCAGCACTTGCTGGTGTTTTTGATAAATAAGCAGATGCACTACTTCTCAATCTTAAAGAATTAGTTAAGTTATATCCAGATGAACCATTAGCTACTAAATTAAGCATTAAGCTACTCCTAAACTACGACCTTGTTCATAAAGATTTGTGCCATCACTTCTAAATACAAAGAAGTCATAAGCACCTGCTGCGGTAGATAATGTAGGTGATGCACCAGCAGTCCATTTAAATACTGCGTTCCATGTAAGTGTTCTTGAGCCTGTGGCATCTTGTATTACACCTAGTGCATAGAATCCACCATTAACCATATTTGTAGGTGCTGCAAATGTACGATTTCCAGCTAAAGTAACTGTTGCAACTTGTGCATTAGATACATCCCATGATATTGTAGCACCATCTGTGAGTGTTGCGTTACCACCAACTTGTTGTTTAGTAAATGTTGTAGCTACTGAAGGTGAAACATAATTAGTGCCTGCTACAAATGCTGTAAGCCCAGTACCACCTTGTGCTGTTGTTAATGCTGTAGTAAGACCTGTAATGGATGTAATGTCAGAATTAGCACCGCTTGCTGCTGCACTTAAATTTGAACGTGCTGTAGTAGCATTGGCTGCACCTGTACCACCAGATAATACTGGTAGTGTATCACCACTAGCACCAGACTGCCAGTCTTTTAACTGTGCCATAACTGCACGAATAGCGTTATTTATGCCAGATGGAGCACATCCTTCATCAATGTTAATAGATGCTATGTCTGTGTTTAATCCAGCACCAGCACTTGTTGATGAATATTCACTAATTTTTGTCTTTGCCATTATTTACCCTTTTAATAACCATGTGTTTGAACCTGCTGTTACTTCAGTCCATGTTTCAGAACCTACTGACGCATTTGTCCATGTTTCTGTACCTGCTGTTTGCGTAGTCCAGTTATAACCAAATCTTAATCCATCTGCACTTACTGTAGCATTAGCATTTATATATGCTTTTCTACTATATATAGCATTTGCGTATGTTGAAACTGTTGCTATAGCATTAACATTTATTGTACCAAAACGTACTATACCACCTAACGCTGATACGGTTGCAGTTCCGTTTATACTTGCATAGTCATAAGCAATGGATGAACCGTCTGCTGTTACCGTTGCAAAACCATTAATACTAGCAAAAGCAAATTGCTCACCAATAAACGCTGTGCTAAATGGTGCTTGTGCAAACCCATTTAACGCAAACATTATGCTACCCCTAAACTACGACCTTGTTCGTATAAGTTTGTACCGTCTGAACGGAATACAAAGAAATCTTTTGCTGATGCTGCTGTTGATAATGTTGGAGCTGTACCACCAGTCCACTTGAACACAGCGTTCCATGTGATTGTACGTGAACCTGTTGCATCTTGAATAACATTAAGAGCATAAAAAGCACCAGACACTAAACCAGTTGGAGCACCAAATGTTCTATTACCAGCAATAGTGACTGTAGCTACTTGAGCTGCACCTACTGCCCATGATATTGTTGCACCGTCTGTTAATGTAGATGTACCAAAATATTGTTGAGCTGTAAAGTTAGTTGCTGTTGCTGGAGCTACAAAATCAGTACCTGCTGTTGCTGCTACTAAAGCAGATGAACTTCCTTTTAATACACCTGTGATAGATGTTGTTAAGGTAATAGCTGGAGTTGTTGTAGACGTTGCTACTGTACCTGCAAATCCGTTAGCTGATACTACTGATGCTGATGTTACAGTACCAGAACCCTTACCATTAAAAGTTGTCCAATCTGCTGCACTTAAAGCACCTCTATTTGTAGCTGATGCAGTAGGTACTTGTAAAGTAATAACAGGAGTCGTTGTTCCTGTAGCTACTGTTGAACTTAAATCTGTGCCTGTTGTGCCTAATGTTAATGCTGCAACACTTGTAACAGTACCTGTTGTTGGAGTAGACCATTGTGGGGCTGTTGCACCAGTATTTACTGTTAATACTTGACCTGCTGTTCCTATGGCTAATCTTGTTCCTGCACCACTTGTGCCACCATAAAGAGTGTCACCTGCTGTGGTTAATGGACTTAAACCATTAAATGCTGCTGAAGCTGTAATAGCATTAGTACCACCGTTTGCTATGGGCAATGTTCCTGTGACACCTGTTGTAAGTGGTAACCCTGTACAAGAAGTTAATGTGCCAGAACTAGGGACACCTAATACTGGTGTTGTTAATGTTGGTGATGTAAGTGTTTTGTTTGTAAGTGTATCTGTAGTAGCACGACCAACCAATGTATCTGTAGATGTTGGTAAAGTTAAAGTACCAGTATTGACAATATTAGCAATAACTGGTGATGTTAAAGTCTTGTTAGTTAGCGTATCAGTAGTTGTTTTACCTACTAAAGTATCTGTAGCTACAGGAAGTGTTAGTACAGAAGTACCTGCTGTTGCTCCTGATAATACTGTAGTTGTTCCTGATGTAGAGCCACTAAATTTAATACCTGTAGTGCCAAATGTAGGTAGTGTTGCAAATACTAGAGAACCTGAACCTGTTTCATCTGTAAGAGCAGTAGCTAAATTAGCTGATGACGGAGTACCTAAAAATGTTGCTACCCCTGTTCCTAAACTTGTAATTCCTGTGCCACCATTGGCTACTGGAAGAGTGCCTGTAACACCTGTAGATAAAGGAAGTCCTGTAGCATTTGTAAGCGTACCAGATGCAGGAGTTCCTAATGCAATAGCATTACCAGAAGCGTCTGTATAAAGTGCTTTACCTGCTGGATATGAACAGAATACATCTTTTGTACCTGCACTAAATGTTACAGCAGAACCAGCATTAGATGATGATAATACGGTTGTTCTAGCTAATGTTCCAGCACCTACTGTACCAATACCTGCTTCCCATTCTGAACCGTTGGTAATAGTGTAGTAGGTTGTATTTGTGTTACCAATAGCACTAGAAAATGTTTGGAATCCAGTAACTGCACCTGCAAGCGTGAGTGTACCTGTGCCTGTAGTGGTACTGGTTTCTCGTACCCTATCTTTAACTACGAGAGCCATGAGTTATCCTTACGCTAATGTTACTGAAAGATTACCAGTAGTGATTTTAAATATGTCACCTAAATCAATAGTTTTACTTGCATCTAAAGGTGTATGGTAAAGTAAGTTACCTGCTGTAGAAGCATCTCTGATACCAATATGAGTTACAGTTCCCCATGCTAATGTGCAAGTTGGGAATGTTATGTCAGCAGAGTTAGTAGTTACTCCATTAGAAGGTGCAGCAAAAGTGACAGATGTTCTAGCATAAGAGCCACCAGTAACTTCTGTGCCTGTATCTGCATCTGTTGGGTCAGTTGTGTATAAAGCTACATAAACTGTTGTAGGTGCTGTGTAAGATGTTGCTCGTAGAGTTACATTTATAAGTGCGTTCTCTAAATAATTGCTCATTTCTGACATAATTTATCCTTATCGTGTTGCTAATGAAATTACCATTGGTGCAGATGGATTTTCACCAGCACTATCTGATACTGTTAATGAGTTAAGACCTCTGTCGTATAATTGTGCCCATGTTGCTATTCTTGCATCATTCATAAGGTATGGTTCTGCTTCACCTAAAGACGCATACAATAATAAATCTGGTGAATTAGCCAAGAATACATTAGATGATACTGTAGAACTTAAATATGATGGTGCTGCGTAATAAACCATTTTAAGTGTGTATGCAGAATCTGGAATAGGTGCAAATTGGAACTCTGAACCCATGACTGTATAAAATTTAGGTGCACCACTGTCTGCTGTAGATGCCTTTGTATTTCTGTAGAAGTTACTTGGATTTTGGTATACAAGTGTTTGTATTGGGCTTGACTCTATATGTAAATCACGCATTTCTAGGAAATCACTAGGTAATGCTACTGTTGGGTCTGAAGCAGTTGTAAGTGTCGTTACTACCTTTAGCATAGGTCTAATACGCAAGTCACGTCTTAATCTGTTTTCTGCTAATTGAATAAACAATGGGATTTGTGATGTCAAATCTGTACGAGCCAAGTAGTCGGCTATGGTAGACTGTAGGTCTGTATAGTTTGTTATTGCCATGTTAATCCTTTGTAATATACTTCCAATGTAAGTTTTTTAATGTTTTTTTAGTGCCATTACATACAGCACATATGCTATATCTACTTACACCATAATATTTTGCAGCATCTTTTACAGAATTAAAGTATTCATTAGTTTCTACACAAAATACTGTTTTTGAATTTGCTTTAGATAATTTATCTCTTGTAATTAATGAAACAGTTTTGCCTAAATTATAAATTCTTAATTTTTGTTTTGTTAAATCTGATACTTTTTTACCAGTTAAACTTTTTGATATTCTCTTTTTAACATCTTCAGTATATTTATATCCTGAACCACCACCATTTGTTAAATTACATAATGTAATATTTAATTGTTTTAATTGGTCAATGCGTTCTTTTTCAATAAAATATGCTAATTCACTATCAATATTTATAGCTAATAACTTTACTTTAAATCCATGTGTATTTACTACATCATGCCATTTTTTGTTTCTATCCCACAAACTTGTTGCTCTATCTCCACTTCCTTTGCCTACATAAAAAGGAATGTTAGAATTTGGAATTAAATGTTCATAAGCGTAATATTTATTCATATTACTATTATACCCTAAATACGACCTGTCCTTGTTCTAAATGCTCTGTTATCTGGGTTATTTAACCATGCTTTGAATCGTGGCATATCTAATACGGTAAAACCACGAGTGATACCTTGTTTTTCTAATTCTTGAAATACGACTAACGGAATTGACGCAACTTTATTACCAAACGCATCATCACTCCATCTTTGTTTTTCATCTGATTGAGCATATTCTGCTTTGTTAGCATCTACAATAGTTGTTACATTTTGTGAATGTGCAATAATTAAATCATCACCATCATCATG